GATGCCACGGCCACCGACAAGGACGAGGTTCCGGGGCTGGAGCATCAGGGTGTAGGCTTGCGCATCGTTCAGGTACATGCGCAGGGTGCTGTCAGTCGTCGGTGTCGTCGGGGATTTCTTCATAGGCTATGTCTTCAGCTTCGTCGTAGATGGGAGCTGTCTCATGGGTGTACTTCTTGATGAGCTTGTCGATTGTACCACGGAGGTTGGGGATCTTCTTCAGACCAAGAACGCTGGGGTCGTCGGTGGGAATGATCTGCAGCGGCGTGATCTGGTCGTAGGCCAAGTCGGGGGTATCTTCCTTGTCGAGAAGGTTTGCCTTGATATAGTTCTTCTCCAGAGAGGCGACGGCGCGGTAGTCACCCCGGCGCTTCGCTGCATCGATGTGCTGACGGTTCATCTCATTGAACCGCCAGCGGGCGAAGTCCTTCGTCATCTGCTGGATGTTGCCCAAGAGCAGCATCGTGAGCTGTACGTCTTCGTAGGCCTTCGACTGCCTGATGCCGTTCATCCGCTGATTGTAGTCGACCATCTCGGAGATGGAGCGGGTGGGGAACTGAATCCAGTAGGCATACAGTCCCCGGATGCGGTGGATGCGACGAATCGTCTGCTCAGGAACATTCTGTTCGAGCAGACGATCGTCATCCAGAGGAAGGAGGGAGGCGTAGGTGTCGATATCAGGAAGCTGACTCATTGCTGTTGCTGGTTGGGTTCGACGGTCTCAGCGTCTTTGTTCTTATCGAGGGTCGTAAGCTGGATGATGGGGACCTGTACGGTGTACTTTTCGCTCCAGCCGTTGTAGTGCATGATGATGTGGTAGGGCATGGCCATCACCTCTCTGAAGGGGGTCAGCATGACCTGCTTTAGGGTGAAGAGCTCGCGCTTGTCGCTGCCGGAGTTGTTCATCTGGCTCTTGCCTGGCGTTGCACCGACAAGGTTCGGATGGACACCCATGCAGAAGCAGAGGGCGTTGGAGGCCTCGCACATATCATCGGCCCAGTCGCCACCTTCTTTCCTGGTACCCTCATTGAGGTTGATGATCCGGACCATCCTGTTCTCCTTGCCGTTGGGATCGACGAAGTAGTGGGTAACGAGTCCCTTGCCGGCATTCTCCGCACCACAGACGTAGTTGATAATGTCATCCTCGAGCTCTTCCTTGCGCTTTTTCTGCTCGTCGAGGTCGATGATGCCTTCTTCCATAAAGACGCTCTGGAAATAGTCGCGGTGGATTTCTATCTGGACACGCGGGGCGCTGGTGTTCCTGATCATGGCGAGCTTGCCGACGCTGATGGCGCGGTAGATGTCGTACCAGTCATCGCAGAACATGGCGGCGAAATAGGGGACGGGGTAGTACTGGTAGCAGGGGGTGGGCATCCGGCTGACGACGCAGAAGCACCGCGTCGACGTGGGCTTGCGCTTCTCACCCGTAGCAGGGTCGGCCACCTTGCCCATCCGGACAAGGAGGTCGCCAAGGGGGTTGCGCATGTTCAGCAGCTCATAGACCTTCGGGTCGGTGGGCTGGCCGTCACGCCAGTTGCCATAGATGACATGGCGGATGACGCCATCCTTGCCGGCCTTCTCAAGACGGCAGTAGCAGGCTTCGCGATGGTGGATGTTGACGATCTTGCTACCGTCCCGCGAGAGCTGCAGCAGGGTGAAGACAATAGAGAAGTGCTGCATGTCGGTAGCCTGGTGAAGATAGAGCTCGTGGAGGTTGTTACGGATGCAGAACTCGCGGATATCGGGATCGTCGGTGCGCTTGCCGGACTCGCGCTCTGCGAAGATGACGCCCTGGGAATAGGTGCAGAGGGTGTTGACCTGCATGCACTGCGCCGTCACCATGTTGCGACGCAGCAGGCTGACGAGGCGGAAGGGGAGCTGGTCGTCATCGCCCCAGGAGGCATACTGATAGGTACGGCGGCCTATCTTGATGGTAGAATAACTGACGGCCTGAGGGTCGCTGACCTCAGACGTGAGGTCGGTGCTGATGGTATCGCCACGGAGGATGTCGACTCCGGAGACGTTCTTGATACCGCCGGGGGCGAAGGTGAAGACGTCGTAGTCGCCTTTCTTGCCGGTCTTAAGAAGGGTGTTCTTTTTATCCATAAGTCAGGTTCAGATGTATTGGTATTCGGGGATGGCGTCGAAGCAGGGGCATTCCTTGATGCGCTCCCATGGGTCGACCTTGCCGTTGTGGTTCTTGTCGGGGGAGATGTCTCGGTGACCGAGGATCTGCGCTTCGGGGTAGCGCTTCTTCAGGTCGGTGAGAAGCTGACGGAGGGAGTCTTTCTGTGCGTCGGTACGGGTATCGGCAGCCTTCCACTTGCCGCGGATATGGTCGATGCCGCCGATATAGGCGACGTGGATGCTGTCGGCATTGTAGCCATAGACACCGTTGGCACAGCGGGACTCGTCGAGGAGCTGGGTGGTGACACCGTCAGCGTCGATGATGTAGTGGTAGCCGGGGTTCTTCCAGCCTATACCACGCCAGCTCTGCTGGATGCGACGGACGGTGACGTTCTGGGAAGTGGCCGTACAGTGGACGAATATGCGACGGATGGTTCTCATGTCTGACCCTCCTCTCCTGATGGGCGACGGGGGCCGGAGAGGCGCTCGTCAATGTAGTTACGGATTTCTCCGGACTTCGTTCGGATGAACATGGCAACACCGAAGATGCTGCCTGCGTAGATCATCGTCTGTCCTGCATACCACAAGACGCCGTCGAGGACTTCTCCCTTCATAAAGAAGGAGCAGAAGACCAGGACGACGCCGGAGAGGAGCGTGAGGACGGCCGTGCTGTATTGAATCCAGTCTTTAGAATTTGCTGTCATGTCTGTTTGGTTTTTTGTTTTCGCAAAGATACGAAGTATCTGGGAATTGTGAAAATACGGAGTTAACAGTGTCTTCGCTTGCGCTTGGAGGATTTTCCTGCCTGTCTCGAGATATCTTTCTCGATGGTACGCTCGGTGACTTCAGCGTAGATCTGCGTCGTCTGTACCTTGGTATGACCGAGCATACGCTGAACAGTCGTGACAGGAACGCCTTCCTCTAACAGAAGGGAGGCGAAGGTATGGCGGGAGGTGTGGAAGGTTACACGAAAGTCTACATTGATGCAGGCCTTGCGTAGTATGTCGCGGATGGTGGAGTTGACCTGGCTGTTCGCGGGAAGACGGCTGTTCATCTTTCGGATGTCGCCATCATAGCGTTCAAGGAGTTGTTGGGCACGTCCCTCGAACAGCCGGGTGTAGGGGATAGAGACGGGCAGGTTGGTCTTCTGCATCGTTATGCGGATCCAGCCGTTCTTGAAACAGCCGGGCTCCAATGCCAGGAAGTCGCTCCAGCGCAAGCCGGTGAAGCAGCAGAAGAGGAAAGCATCGCGGACGAGAGTCTCTCTATCGCTCAGCTTCGTCAGCTTCTCTAATTTCTGGATGTCACCGTCACCGAGGAATCCATGTCGGCTGGTCATGCCTTCGACACGATAGCGTTCGAAAGGGTTGCGTGCCAACATATCGCGCTTCACGGCTTCGTTAAGAACGGCGCGCAGCAGTCGCAGCCTGCTGATGCGGGTATTATGCTGTACACCGCAGTCCTTCAGATAGAGGTCGTATTTCTCAATGAAGCTGTAATCGCATTCGTCGACACGGATGCCACGACGGAAGCGGTCGATGTCGTTCAGCAGGGTGCGGTAGTTAGCCTTGGTGACATCGCGCCTGTCGCTCTGGCTGATGACGTTCCGACCGAAATCGGTCAGCTTCGCACTGGGAGCAGTATTGCTCTTAACGGCCTCGCGAAGCATGGGGAGAGTCACTCGGATATCGCGCTTCATGAAGTCCAGCTCGACGCGCTCGATGTCGATACGCTGCCGACGAAGGATGATGTTCAGATCGGTAGCTAACTCGTGGTCGACGACCATACCGTCGCGCCAGTAGCATGGTTCTATATATATCTTCGTGGAGAAATAGATGCGACGAACACCCTGCTGGCATTCTATCTGCACAAGGCCTTCTCCCTTACGGTTCAGCCGTCGTGAACGGTTGAAGACCAAACGGTACCTAATCTTTTCGTATTTTTCATTCATGAACGTATTATTATTTTTGGGGCGACTTGTTAAGATTTTACACAAGTTTCTATGTTTCACATGGTTACAGCTTTCAGGACTGAAAAGTGTTGCCAAATGATGTACACATAGGTGCATCATTTGGCAAACATTTTATCTAAGAGAGGTCGCCGGGAACGTAGATTTTCAACGCTCCAGCCGAGGTTTTGGTAGCAACCTGCGTGTAGCTCTTGTTGGCGGCAAAGTTAAGGGAAACCTTGCTGCTGGACGTGCCTGCAAGGCCGTTGAGAACTTGAATATTCTTCACTTTCGCCGTTGTTATCTGGGTGTATTGAACACCGTCAAACACAGTGGATTGGGTGATTTCGTTGCCCCAAGAGTTGTTCTGACAACTGTTGCCCCAAGAGTTACCTACGCAAAAGTTGCCCCAAGAGTTGTTGTAGCAATCATTGCCCCAAGAGTTGTTCTGACAACTGTTGCCCCAAGAGTTACGTGAGCAACTGTTGCCCCAAGAGTTGGACTGGCAGAAATTGCCCCAAGAGTTGTTGAAGCAATTGTTGCCCCAAGAGTTATATCGGCAATCATTGCCCCAAGAGTTGTTCTGACAACTGTTGCCCCAAGAGTTGTAGTAGCAATTGTTGCCCCAAGAGTTGTTCTGACAACTGTTGCCCCAAGAGTTACGTGAGCAACTGTTGCCCCAAGAGTTGTTGGAGCAATTGTTGCCCCAAGAGTTGGACTGGCAGTAATTGCCCCAAGAGTTGTACTTGCAGTCCGAACCGATAACGTTAGAGTAGTTGTCGTTTCCGAACATGACATTGTTCGGAAGTCCAGACGTACAGGCCTTGAAAACATTGTGGTGGACAGAATGAGATGAGGACAGAGAAAAGTCGGTCTGCTCGCCACCAGAAGCGTCGCTGCTGAAGGTGAACGCCCAGATATAGTCGGACTCGTCGTCTACAGATAGGCCGTTCGGCAAAGTGTTGATGTCGGCTATGACATAGCGATTGTTCAGGCCCTGCCTGTCGGCGTCGCTGTCAGTGGCCAGCCAACGCTTGAACTGGATATTTTTGAAGTCATAGGGGCACTCGTTGCCGAACTCGTCCTTCATCCAGAGAATGGTGCCCTTTCCTTCGTCGGTGAGCTCGGCAATAATGGTACTGATGGATGTCTGTGTATTTTCACCTTTCTCGCCAGTGTCCGGGTAGTATACCCACATCTCAGCACCTTCCTCCTTCGTGAGGGAGACCAAAAGGCTGAAGCCGTAGTCTTCAGTAAACTCGGACGCATCCCAGAGGATGTATGTCTGTCCGTCGATGTCAACAGTTCCAAGGCTGGATGCCCTGTAGCCGTCGTTCTCGTCTTCGATGATAGTACATATACGACTGCTCCACTTTTCATTGTCAAGTTTATACTTCAGCTCCCAGGCCTCCAGGTTGCTATTGGAGAAATAGGCATCGCCGTCGTGGCGTGCAGCCCAGGCCTGTTCGTTGAGGACAGAGGCACTGTCAGCCCGGACGATGACATCGAAAGGATGTCCGGCACTCCGTGTGTCGTTCTGCATCGTCGTGGTCACATAATCGGTGATGCGGTAGAAGCGACCGGGGAGCAGCTCCCCGTTGTCACGGAGGGCCTTCAGGTCGCTCCAGCTGATGGCCACGCACATTCCATCCTCTATGGACTTGCGCATGGCTGCAAACAACGGAGCATGAGCGGTCTCGTCTTCGTTGTGCTCGGCAACCTTATTGTCAAGCTCGCCGATGGCTTCGTGAACGTCGCTGACAGCCTGCTGCACTTCTTCGATGATAGCTTCGTTCAGCCCTTTGTAAAGCTGAACTTCGAGGGTGAGGTCGAAGCTGTCACCTGTCTGCTGCACGGTGTCGGTGACAAGGGCCTCGGTGAAGTCGGTGTAGCGAAGGAGACTCTCGTAGAAGGTGCGCCACTGGCTGCCTCCGAGGGTTCCTTCGATGAGAAGGCCGTAGACATTGGTCATGATGACCTTCGCGGGGATGTCGACAACGAGCTTGTCAACATCAAGCTGGAAGGTCAGGTTCTGACGGTAGCCTAAGCGGCTGAGGATGCTCACCTTGATGTCTTCAGCAAGGTGTGTCGGGAAGATGTCGCCATCACGATTGAGGGTGACAACGAGGGTGATATCGTTGCCACGGGTGATGTTCAGTTGGGTTTTGTTCTTATTGATATTCATATCGCGAAATGAATTAGATGTCGTCAAGATCGTAGGATATCTCCGTGCAGAACTGGCGGCAGGTGGCCACGGCCATAGGACTGCCGGCTTCGGCTACGTCAATCTGATTCTTACGCAGCTTCTGCATGGTGGAAGAATAGCCCTTCAGATAGGCTATACGAAGAGGGTGGTCGTGCCGACGGACGGAGCTCTTAAAGATGTCTTCGCTGACACCTAAGAGGCAGGCTATCTCGGAAGGTGGCGTCAGGAGACTGGCCAGACGGGTGACTTCGGATAGTTGCTCATCGGTGAGGTTGAGTTCATGGTTGAACATTTTCTGCTAATGCTTTGTTTAAGATAGGGTAATACTTATCAGTTAACAGCTTTAGTTGAACCTCCGCGTCGTGCACGAGCTTGGGGTCGGTGCTGATGAAGGTCTGCTCTGCTCGGTCGCCGTAGGTCTGGTTCTGGGAGGTCAGGACAACGACGTCCAGGACGCGACTCTTCACAATGAGAATCTTGCTGTGGTTAGGCAGCAGGAAGAGCTCGTCGAAGCAGTTGCGGACAAGGGTGTCGAGATGCACGGTCTTGCGCGCGGCCTTCACGTCGGCGACGAGGAGGGCATGGCGGACAAGACCTTTGCGACGCAGACGGTGGAAGCCGCAGAGGAACTCCTCGGAGGTGCTGAAGGTGGTCATGGAGACATCGGCAGGACCGGTCTGCTCCAGTATCCAGCGCAACAGCCCGAGGGTGTGAAGGCCATGACCGAGGTGCAGGTGGCTGTCATTCGCCTGCAGGGGCGTCGACAGGAAGATGGAAGTCGTCATACTTCTTCATGTCTTTCTTGTATGCATACCAATTGTCCTTCAGCTCCTTCAGCAGCTCGAAGCGGTCGCAAGGCTGGCTCAGACCGAGACAGGTGTTGCGGAGCGACTGCATCTTCTTCCAGCGCTCTGCGTTCTTGGTCCAGAGAGCCTGTATCTTCTCGGGGAGCTGGTCGTGGTCGGGACGGAGGCCACGGCCACGGGACGGGGTGTCGCCATCGGGGAGCGTCGGTGGCTCGTCCTTGATGACGCTGATGCCAGCGGTCACGGTGGCCCGGACCTCTGCATCCATCTGGGCAACGCCTTCGATGTCGAGACCGACGGCGAGGTGGGCAGCATGGCGACGGAGGAGCTGGGTGAGCAGGGGCAGGGAGGTCTGCGGCCTGCGGACGATGGTGTTGTACAGACCCTTTCTGTTGGGCAGGATCTGCCTCAGGAGGTCGGCACCCTCGAGGATCTGCGCCTCGGTGGGGCTCTCGAAGGTTAGCCATTCTGAGATGGCCTTGTATAATTCAGGGATGTTCATTTTGGGATGATGTTAAATGAAAAGGAGCCAGGCAAGCCCTACGGCACTGCCCGGCTCTCGCCTATTGAAAGCTGAAAAAGTTTATTCGGTTATGCCCTTCTGGGGATCGTCCCCACCGCCTAACATGGAGATGGCTCCAATGTAGTACGGGGGCAGGAAATCGTCGGTGACGGTCAGCGTGAGCTGCGTCTGATTTTGGTCGCCGTTGGCCTGACCGCTCTGCTGCGAGACAGCGACGTCGACGTGCTCATCCTCACAGCCCAGGAGACGGAAGCCTCCCTTGCGGGTGGGAACGAGGAAGATCATGTCGTCGTTGTTGAGCAGGGTGGCATAGCCGGTGGCCTTGGCACCGCTGCCAGCCATGGTGGCGACGACGGTGTTCTGGAAGCTCTTGCTCGGCCATTCGCCCTGGGACTCGCCGCCGATGCTGTTGACATTCGGGACGAGCTCGGTGCGATGCCAACCAGCGCCGGTCTTCAGGACGAAGGGGTCGGAGATGACATCGACGCCTTCGACATTGGCAGCAGCAGTTCCCTTCGGTTTGGGGAAGGTGGTGATGTTGCTCTTCTTGATGGCGAGGATGTAGGGCTTTACGCCAGGCTTGGTGGCGTTGCCGCGACAGTATTCAATGTCGGCATAGAGGTCGACTTCTGTACAGATGTTCGTTACGGGATCTGGCATAGTTACTCCTTTCTTTTTTAGGTGGTTGCCTTAATTGTTCCGACAAGGAGACGCTCCTTCGACAGGCTCTCGTACTGACAGCCCCAGAACATGGCGGCAACGAAGTCGAGGAGGAAGTGGCTGTCAAGAGCCTTCTCGATGAGAACGCTCGACTGGTCACTCTCAATATTCGTGCCGAACAGCACGTTCTCCTTCGTGGAGATCTGCATGAACTTCTCAGGAACGCAGCTCAGTCCGACGATCTCGACGTTGGGCTCGCCGTCCAGCGTGAGCTTGTTGAACTGGTTGTTGTAGTTGAGAGATCCGAACTCCTCGCGGTAGGCACGTTCATACATGCGTTTCCACTTCGGATGGCACAAGAGGTAGGCCTTCTGACGCTTCAGCTTCTCGTCGGCAGCATCAACGAAGTCCTCGAAGAACTTGATGATGGTGGCCTGCGTCGGGATGTTCATGTCGGCAACGAGGTTGCCCTTGTTAGCGGCGAGATTGCCAGCGGTAATCTCGGCAGAAGCGATGGTGTTCAGACCGTTGAACAGGTCGTGCGTGGTATCGCCAGTTGCGTTGCGCACGGCGGTGAAGCTCTCGTTGTACAGGTTCTCACCCATCTTGCCCATGAGGTACGTGAGCACCTGCAGGGTGATGGGGACGTTCTTCAGGCCTTCGCCCTTGACGATGTCAGCGCCATAGAGGCTCTGGACAACACTGTTGAGGTTGAAGCCTTTGACGCAGTTGCCGAAGAAAACCTCGAGCTCGCGGCCCTTGATCGTCACGTCGCTGTCGTCGTGGCGACGAACCTTGTACGGAGCCATCTGCATGTCACCGGAGAGCTCACCGACAATCTCCTTGTAGCGGACGCCGGTGCGCATGGTGACGTAGGGGAGCAGCTTGCCCATAGCGAAGACGGGCATCTTCAGCAGCTCCTTGCGGTACTTCACAGCGCTCTGGGCGAGCGTCTGCGGAGTGACGGTAACATTCATGTCTGGCATAGATCAATCCTTTCCCATGACGGAGTTGTACAATTCGCGAGCGTTGAGCATCTCAGCGTCGTCGATGACGTCGTTGTGCTCCTCAGGAGCAGACTTCTTCAGGTTCTCGACCTGATCAGCCAGCTTCTTCTTCTCGTCGGTGAGGGTAGTCACTTTGTCTGCGAGACCTTTCATGTAGGCCTCGATCTTGCCCAGCTGCTCTTCGGTGAGCTCTGCCTTACCGTCCTTGACGGTGATGGCAGAGAGAGCGAGGCAAGCCAGGAGATTGACGTAATTCTTCATCTCGATAGTCGATTTTTGTGCGGGTTTGTTACGGACAAGGCTGCGCAGTCCCTCCGCCGTCTTCCGGAGGTAGGCTGCGAACGGGTTCTCTTTCTGACCGCCGTCAGTGTAAGAGGGCAAGCCCATGCCCTTAATATAGTTAAGAGTATAGTTATCCTGAAGGGAGTTCTGGACGGGCTCAGGGATGGCCTCGGTGAGGATCTCATCGACGATGCCTAACTCGTGGGCGTCGTCAGCGTTGATGAACTGGTTCTTGGTCATGACTGCCTGGATATCCTCTATCTTCTTGCCGCAGCGGTCGGCGTAGATGCCGGCCAGCAGCTTGTCGATGGTGTCCAGCTGCTCACGGGTGGCGTTGAGACGCTGACAGATCTCATCGATCTGCTCCTTGTTACACTGGCCCCACACGTCTATCCAGTCGGAGGCGTTGTGGATGAGGATCAGGCTGCGCTTGTGGGCCTTGACGACCTTGCAGCCCATGGCAGCAATGGTGGCGGCTGATGCGGTCATGCCCATGAGGACAGCGGTGCAGCGTCCATGGTCAAGGAGCATCTGGTACATCTCCAGCCCGTCGGTGAGGTAGCCGCCGAGGGAGACGATGCCGATGGTGAGGTCTTCGTCCGGGTGCTTGTCGAGGAACTTGCGGAGGTCTTCGCTGGTGGTACCATCCCACCAGACACCGATAGTCCCTCGGATGATGTAGTCGTACTTCATTGCGTTTCTGCTTTGGTTCAGCCGCAAAGGTACATAAAATATATGAGCTGTCAAATTACCTCGAGAGCGGGCATCGGGGCCTTCCAGACGACGGTGACCTCGCGGAGCTTGCTGGTGCGGTCGCCGGGACGGCCGTGCTTGTCTTCGTAGGTGGAAACCGGAAAGGGTGGGAGGGCACTGCCGACGATCATGCGGGTGCCGTCGGTGAGCTCACACAGGTAGCACTGACCTCTCCAGGGCGTGTAGGCGCGCGTTGTGAGGAAGGTCAGCGTGCTGGTGTACAGCCCGAAGCCGTCTTCCACCTCGCTCTTGACGTTCAGGGTGGCACCCTGACAGGGGTCGATGGGTCTCAGTCCTGAGGGAGGGGAGAAGAGACAGGCGTTGACGGAGTATCGGACGAGCGAAGAGAGGAAAGGTGTTGCGATGGGATAGACGCGGGAAAGCTTGAAATTCTGGTTCATAGGGGTATATTTTTGGAACGTTTTGTAACTTAAAGTGGTCGATTTTTTAGGCCGATTTTAATGTTTTTTTGGAAAGAGAGAGCGGCGAAGGCGCCTTTTTCTGGTGGTGAAGCCGTTCTTGTGCATCGAAGAGCGCCAGCGGTAGATGCGCTGACGGATGGTATTGGCGTACTTCTCGTCGATGCCATGAGAGGTGCACCAGTCTAAGACGACAGAGTTGATTTTGCAGTTAGGATCAAGGAGCTCGACAAGGAGCTGCTGTCGCCAGCTCAGGGTGAATAGGCACTCGATGAGGTAGACGAGCTCGCGCTTGCCATCAGGGGGGAGGTAGTTGTAGTAACGGATGTTGCGCTCGACACACCAGGGGATGACGATAGCTGTGAGCCCTTCACCCGGTACGTCGGGTTGGACACCAGGAGGAAGCTTGATGCATCGACGGTGCAACAGGGCGTTCTCTGGGGAGTTGTGCGGGAATCGGACAGGATCCCCGAACGTATGAACAAGCCACTGGGCTATGAAAGGCTTCAACTGAATATAGGTAAGATACTGACTCATAGGCGATTTGATAGTGCAAAGATAGCAATTTTTTTTCGACATCAGAAAAAATTGGCGATGATTCTTGACGAGGGGAAAGAAAAATGAGCTGGTGAGACACGGTGAGGTTTTGAGAAAAGTGGTCAATTCTGACCACTTTTGCGGCGCATTGTCGTCTCTTCTCTTTCTTCCCTCTGATTTCTACAGGGTAACACCCGCGAAAAAATTGAAACAGGAACCAGCGAGGGTTAATGTATTCAGAATCAGTATGTTACTAT